GAAAAACTATCTATGCAAAAAGAAATAGAAAAGTTATCTGCTGAACCAGCTTCAGAACCAATCTCACACAACCCTGAAGGGGAAGTAAAACAAAACTTTAAATCTTTTGGTCAAAACAAGATAATGAGCACTAGAGATAGAGTAATGAACAGAATTGCTAATTTAAAATAAACTAAAAACTAAAATTAATTAAAAAATGGCTACTACTACATCAATTACAAGTACTTACGCTGGCGAATTTGCAGGCAAGTACATTTCTGCTGCTTTATTATCAGGTGTTACACTTGACAGAGGTGGTATTGAAATCAAACCAAATGTAAAGTTCAAAGAAGTAATCAAGAAAATTGCTACTGATGCTAACGTAATCAAAGATGCAACTTGTGATTTCACTGATACTGCAACTATTACATTAACTGAAAGAATCCTTCAACCAGAAGAATTCCAAGTAAACCTAGAGCTTTGTAAAAAAGACTTTAGAAGTGACTGGGAAGCTGTATCTATGGGATACTCTGCTTTTGACAACTTACCTCCTAAATTCAGTGACTACTTAATCGGTCACGTTTCTGGATTAGTTGCTGAAAAAACAGAAAACAATATCTGGTCAGGTGTTAACGCTAATGCTGGTGAATTCGATGGATTTACTACTTTATTAGGTGCTGATGGTGACGTTATTGACGTTGCTGCTGGAACTGTAACTTCTGCTAACGTAATCGCAGAGCTAGGAAAAATAGTTGACGCTATTCCTTCTGCTTTATACGGAAAAGAAGATTTATACATCTATGTATCTCAAAACATCGCTAGAGCTTATGTAAGAGCACTAGGAGGATTTGGAATCTTAGAAAATGCTGCTGGAACTGAAAACGTATCTAGCATCGGTGCTAACGGTGTATCTAATCAAGGTACTATGTGGTGGCAAAATGGAGCATTATCTTTTGATGGTGTAAAATTATTTGTTGCTAACGGACTTGGAGATAACAAAGCTGTTGCTGCTGAAAAATCTAACTTATTCTTCGGAACAGGTCTTTTATCTGACCACAACGAAGTTAAGTTAATCGACATGGCTGACCTAGATGGTTCTCAAAACGTAAGAGTTGTTATGAGATTTACTGCTGGTGTTCAGTATGGAATTGGTTCAGACATTGTACTATATTCTTAATAAATTAAATTAACCAAAAATTAGGGTAGGTGGGTAAATGCCTACTTACCCTTTTTTTATAAAAAATAATAAAACTATGGCTTGTGGACTTAATATAGGTAGAAAAGAACCTTGTAAAGATGTAGTTGGTGGTATAAAAAATATATATTTTGTTGACTTTGGTGATTTGGGAACTGTTTCTGAAACAGATGACGAAGTTACTAACATGACAGGAGACAGCAGTAATAATTTAACAGCATACAAGTATGAAGTTAAAGGAAACTCGTCTTTTGAACAAAACATTACATCATCAAGAGAAAACGGTACAACGTTCTTTGAACAAACATTAAATTTAACGTTACATAAATTATCAAAAGAGGATAACAAGGAGCTAAAACTATTAGCTTATGGAAGACCTCATGTTGCTGTTGAAGATTACAACGGAAATGTGTTTTTGATGGGATTAGAGCATGGAGCTGATGTTTCTGGTGGAACAGTAGTTACTGGAGCTGCTATGGGTGATTTAAGCGGATATACATTAACATTGAGTGGCATGGAAAGAAAACCAGCTAACTTTATGAGTGTTGATAGTACTTCTGCTACCTTCCCATTCAGTGAATTTGCTGGATTAACTGGAACTGTAACTATTACAGAAGGTACTAATTCATAATTACTAAATTTAATTAGGTTAATTAAAGGGATGCTTCGGTGTCCCTTTTTTTATTAAAACAAATTACAGATTATTTGTTACTTATAATATGGTAATATTAACAACATCAACAGACGCTCAGAGTTTTAAGGTAATTCCTAGAAGTGCAGAAAGCTCAGTTACGTTTGAACTAACTGATAAATCTAAAAGGACTACAAGTGCCATTTCTGTTTCTGTATCTAATTCAAACGGATATATGACTGTTACAGGTAGTTTTTCTTTAGTTGAAGGCAGATTTTATTCATTTGCCATAAAAAATGGTTCTGTAATTATATATAGAGGCTCTATTTTTTGCACAGACCAAACTAATTTTAATACCTTTGATGTACATTCTGGAGAATATACAACAGAAAACACCTACGATAACGATTTTGTAATAATATGAAAAAAGTAAATAAAATGGCAAGAAAAAGATATAATAGTAAACCTTTGCCAAAAGCTGAAAAAGGAAAGATACATATAGTCAATATGTCATCTTATACAAGACCTGAAATAAAAGAGCAATACAATAGGGATTGGGTAGAGTACGGAGACGACAACAACTATTTTAATTATCTAATAGATAGATACAATGGAAGTGCCACAAACAATGCTGCAATAAATGGTATAGCAGAAATGATATACGGTAAAGGAATAGATGCTGTTGATAGTAAAGAGAAAGAAGCTGACTATATAGAAATGAAAGAACTCTTTACTAAGTCTTGTATGAAAAAAGTATGCTATGACTATAAAATGATGGGTCAAGCTGCAATTCAGATAATCTATTCTAAGGACAGAAAAAAGATTGTACAAGTAGAACATATACCTGTAGAGACGTTAAGGGCAGAGAAAGCAAATAACAAGGGTGAAATACAGGGTTATTACTATGCTAAAGACTGGTCAGAGGTTACTTTTAAAAGTCAACCTAAAAGAATACCTGCATTTGGAACAAGTAATTCAGGACTAGAGATATTATATATCAAACCCTATAGAGCTGGATTTTATTATTATTCTCCAGTAGATTATCAAGGAGGTTTACAATATGCCGAATTAGAAGAAGAGATAGCGAATTATCATATAAATAACATACAGAATGGTCTTGCTCCAAGTATGCTTATTAACTTCAATAATGGTGTTCCTACAGAAGAACAAAGGTCTCTTATAGAACAAAACATTCAAGAAAAGTTTAGTGGTTCTTCTAATGCTGGTAGATTTATATTGGCATTTAACGATAGCAAAGAGCTGTCTGCAAGTATTGAGCCAGTGATACTAAGTGACGCACATGAGCAATACAAGTTCCTTAGTGACGAATCTATGAGAAAAGTTATGGTATCTCACAGAATTGTATCGCCTATGCTTGTAGGTATAAAAGACAATACTGGACTAGGTAATAATGCTGAAGAATTACAAACAGCATCTTTACTTATGGATAATACAGTTATAAGACCAATGCAAGTTACCATATTAGACGAATTAGAAAAAGTATTAATGTATAACGGAATCGAATTAGATATATACTTTAAAACACTACAACCTTTAGAGTTTACTGACCTAACTAATGCTATAACAGATGCAGAAATAGAAAAGGAAACAGGAATAAAAAAAGATGATAGTGAAGTAATAGAAGAAGAATCCATAAATATAGAAGAATAATGGCAACAGCACTATTTATAAAAAGGTCAGATTTAGTTAAAAACACTGCGTTAAATTCAAATGTAGATACAGATAAGTTTATACAGTTTATTAGTTTGGCACAAGAAATACATATACAAAACTATTTAGGTACAGATTTATACGATAAAATTAGTGCCGATATAATAGCAGGAACATTAACTGGTGATTATTTAGATTTAGTAAATGATTATATACAACCTATGCTTATACATTTTGCTATGGTGGAATACTTACCATTCGCTGCTTATTCTATATCAAATGGGGGTGTATATAAGCATAACTCTGAAAACAGTCAGATAGCTAATAAAGAAGAGATAGATTTCTTAATTCAAAAGGAAAGAGATTTTGCTGAGTATTATGCTCAAAGATTTATAGATTACATGACCTATAATGCACCATCAAAGTTTGATGAGTACTATAGCAATTCTAATCAAGATATTTACCCAGATAAAGATACAGGATTTCACGGATGGGTATTATAAAAAGGAATTACAAACCTAAAGAGGTTAACGTAAAAAAATTATTAACTTATTTAAAAAAGAAAGATAATGGCAAACACAATAAATTGGGCAGAGATATATTGTAGCACTAATTTTGGTGATACAGCAAACGAGAGTACTTTACATATTGATTCACAACCAACTTGTTTTGAATAATGGCTACACTTTCAGGAAATAAAATAAAAGATACTTATCAGTCGCTTGTAAAGTTCTCTGATAATGGAAACATAACAGTTGGTGCAAAACAATTAACTGATGGTTTTGGTAATAACTCACCTATGTTTGTGTCTACAACACAAGTAGGAATAGGAGTAACACCAGAAGCAGGATTAAACCTTCACGTCTTTGGAGATGCTAAAATAGGTAGCAATTTAACAGTAATAGGAAACTTAGTAGTTGAAGGAAGCACTACAACAGTAGGAACAGATACATTAACGGTAAAAGACCCTTTAATTGTATTGGCAAACAACAACACCTCTACAGACGCAGTTGACATAGGTTTTTATGGCAAATATACTCCTTCAGGTACTACACTATACTCAGGACTGTTTAGAGAAGCTCTAACAGGCAAATACAGGTTATTTAAAGGATTAGAAGACGAACCTACTACAACAGTAAACACAGGTGGAACAGGATATGCTGTAGCTACTTTAGTTGCTGCTTTAGAAGGTAATGTTATTGGTAATATAACAGGAGATATTACAGGAAACGTAACTGGGAATGTAACGGGTAATCTTACAGGTAATGTAACAGGAGGTTCAATATCAGGTACTACGGGAACTTTTAGTGGGAATGTAGATATTGACGGAACATTAGATGTAGACGATGTAATAAGTATTGAAGGTTCTGCTTTTGGTAGAATAGAAATAGGAGGAGCTTCAGGTGGTTATATAGATTTAAAAGCACCTAATTCTGATGACTATGATTTTAGAATTATTACGAGTTCTGGTGGTAATGAAATAACTACAGCTACAGGAGACTTAATATTTAATACAGCAGAAACATTAGCATTAACAATAGACACTTCTCAAGATGCTACTTTTGTTGGAGGTGTTACTGCAAGTAGTTTTAGTGGTAATCTAACAGGAAACGTAACTGGTAACGT